TCGAGGTCGAGGTCGAGGTCGAGGTCGAGGTCGAGGTCGAGGTCGAGGTCGAGGGCGAGGTCGAGGTCGAGGTCGAGGTCGAGGTCGAGTGCTGGCACCACGGCCCCGGACATCGGCCACGGCCACACCAGGGACGCCCACCAGGGACGCACCACGGCCACGAGTGCGGTCGAGGTGCTGGCACACCAGGGACGCACACCAGGGACGCACGCGGGGCCGTGTGCTGGCCGTGGTGCTGGCCGTGTGCGAGTGCGGTCGAGTGCTGGCCGTGTGTTTCTTCGACGGCCCCGGATCGGCACGTCCGGAGATTGATAAGAATGCAGCGAGAGTATGGCGCGTGATAGTCACGAGTGCAGTACGTGCGATTAAGTCAACAACGCGCGATCGGCCCGCGCATACTTAACAATTGACGCACAAGTCCCGGACTTGTTGTGTCTATTCGAGCACTCGTGACGCGTGCATGAAGCACATATGCTTCAAGTCACGAGTGCCGGTAACTAGCATTATCGGCACTAGCGCGGCGCACCATAGAAGAATCTTCGTGGGGGTCTTCGGGGCGCAATAGTTGCGAGGGCCGGGGGGCGGCGGCGCTCTCTTCGCGACAGCCACGAGCACCATGTTCGAGCGGGGTATGTTGCCAGATGGAAAGTAAGGACAGTATCTAAGGAATGATAGAACACATGTTCGCTTTCCAGTTCTCGGGACATCCCAAACCCAGGGGAACAGCCCTATACGTGTGCGCCTGTAGACATCGCGTGAGCGATATCACGAGCAAAATCACTTTGAGTGAGACAGATCCAACGAGCTGAAAAAGCTTCCTTACATACATATTTCTCTCTCTCTTTATGCATAGTACCTGTATAGAGTGTGTTTTCTTGTTGTCAAACGTAGGGGAAGAGGCAAGGACAGACTCAGGGCACGTTCCTTCGCACATATGTTCGATTCTCCCGAGCTACCGACGAACCCTCGCCCCTGGTGGCTGATTCCCCCCATGTTGCCCTCCGACCTCGCGGTGTGCTATCAATGATGATCAGTACCCGACCAGAGGAGACAGAATGGATGTCGAAGAAGACGAGTGCCCGCACGGCCTCGGGATGAAAACAGCTTGTGTGATCTGCAACGGCCGCGCCGCCCGCGAGGCGATCGAGGCGGCGGCTGACCGGGAGGTGCGCTACAGCTTCGAGGCGAAGTACATCTCGCTGCTGAACTGCGGCCACTTCTCGACGCTGGGCGAGCAGGTTCACCGGCTCAACGACGAGTCGATCGTCTGCGGGGAGTGCTTGTGAACGTGGAACAGGCGATGGCCGTGGCCGAGGCCCGGTGGAGCGACGTGAACATCGAGGACTTCGATCGGTTCACTCATCAAGAAATCCTCGAGCGGGCACTTCAGGTGCTTGCTGGCCGGATCAGGCTGTATGAGGCGACCGACGAGTGCTCTCCGACCGGCATCGAGCGGCCGAGCGTCCAAGAGGTCGCTGAGGAGCTGTTCGGCGGTGGCGACAACGGTGGCGGCGGTGGTCCCTACACCCACCAGCTCAAGATGTCACTCGATGGCCCGTGGATGACCATGATCGACGTGGGAGACGATGAAGAGCACGACGACAACGTGATCCCGTTCCGCAAGCCGGGACAGAGGGGGCCGGGGTGGCGATGACGATGACCAAGAAGGGCAAAGAGATGCTTGAGAAGCTGACGAGTGAGATGACCCTGACCGAGCCGCTGGCGATCCCGCCCGTCATCCTGATCGGGGTCAACCACCGCCACTGCGAGCGCATGAAGGCCGACTTCAAGCATGAGTACCCGCTGCTGGTGCCGACGACGTTCGTGATGATCTCGATGGCGGCAGCCAAGGGCGACATCGGCAAGCGGCTGACCGGTCTGTCGCAGGGCTGGGTCTTGTGTGAGGTCGGCTGGGGTGAGCTGTTGAAGCACCCCGATCTGCCGGGACTCCTCCGTAGGCACTCGTACTTCGATGTCGGGTGGATCAGCGACCGTGAGCGCCGTGACGTGTACGCGCACCAGCTCTTCCACCGAGACCTGATCGACGGACGGCCTGCGTCCTATGGCCGGATCGCCAGCGTCGGGACGTTCTTCACCAACATCGTCTGGTACATGATGCTGATGGCCCCGAGCGACCTGTCGCCGGAGCGGATGCGTTGGCTGATGTGGGCCAAGGACATCCTGCTCTCCGGGTGGGTGTCGAGTCGGAACTTGGTGATCAGTGTCGGATGGGTCTTGAACATGGCGAACGACCCGGAAGCGCCGCTGTCGGCGGTGCCGGTCGCGGCTGTGCCGAGTACACCTGAAGTTCCCTGGGTCGACACCGAGATCGGACGATTGCCGATCACCGATCCGGCGCTGTACCCGCCCGAGTCTTCGATCGCTCAGAAGATGAACGAGATCGACGACATCATCAAGATCTACTCCGATGACGGCGTCTTCACCCCCGAGCGTCATGAGGTCCGCATCAAGCGGCTCAAGCAGCTCGTGGCGATGGCGACCTTCGGTGAAGAGCTGCGTGACTCGCTCGATCACATCAAGGAGCTGGAGGCTCAGCTCGAAGAGCAGAAGTTCGCTCCGATGTACCGGGCAGAGGACTTCATCGACATCAGGCGTCCTGACGCGATCACCGCCAAGTTCCCGTGGCTGCCGCACGAGCCTGCTCGCTCGATCGCCCGCCGCACCTCGTCGTCGGTGACGGTGTCTGAGGGCACCGAAGAGGCCCACACTCACGCCAGGATGGATCTGGGGGACGTGAAGATGACCTTCGGTGGCAAGGAGCTGCCTGTCAAGGCGGTGTCGGTCACCTTCGACGCCCCGTTCGAGTTCACGGCTGACCATGTGGCCGAAGACGAAGAGATCGGGATGACCGCCAAGACGATCATCTACTCCGAGATCGACCGGCGTGACTTCAGGATGTTCCGGATGACTTCTGCTTTCGGGGAGGAGCCGTTCTGATGACCACGCCTGAGGTGATCGACCCGACTAGCTTGCCCAGCATGGAACTCCGGACGACAAGACGCGTGTACGTTGCGTCGAAGGCGAAGCACGCCCCGATGTGGCAGCGCGCTCGCATCGACTACGACGGCAAGCTGGAGTTCGTCTCGACTTGGATCGACGAGGCCGGTCCAGGTGAGTCGGACTTGGTGAGCCTGTGGAACCGGTGCGTGTTCGAGGCCGGTTCTGCTGACTTTCTTGTCGCCTACTACGAACACGACGAAGAGTGGAAGGGTGCCTTCGTCGAGATCGGTGCGGCGCTCGCCCACCGTCGTCGAGTCCTGCTCATCGGCCAGCCTCCCGGCTCATGGGTCAACCATCCGCTCATCAAGAGGTTCATCAGCGTCTACGACGCCCTCGACTACGCCGAAAAGGGTCCACTGTGATTTACGACAAGAAGTTCCTCCTCCGGATGGACAAGGAGACTCACCAGCGTCTTGCTGACATCGCCTGGGCTGAGCGCACGTCGATGAACCAGTGGCTTCTTGACCGGATCAACGAGCACGCCGTCCCGAAGATGCGAGGCACCACCCCGCGGGCTGTCGTGGTCGACGAGCCAGCTTGGGTCGCAGTGCCCCCGCCGCCGCCCGACCCCGAGATCAACGAGCGGTTCGCCTTCACCGACCACGTTCAGCCCGAGCTGGACTTCTACTCCGAGGATGCGTCAGCTCTTGCTGAGCAGGAGCCGATCGAGGTCTCGGAAGAGAATGTTGACATTCCAGCGGTGGAGTTCTAGGGTCTCACCCGCATAGGTGACCTGGCTTCGGGGTGGTGACGCCCCGAAGCCAGGACTTAAGGATCTTCGGTCGTTGACACCGAGGCCCCTGCCCCGATACCGTCACCACCCCTATGCACAGCCCGACACGGAGATACGCATGACCGATATGACACAAGACGACGACGCCCGCATCGACGAGATGGTGAGGTTCACCGCGAAGGCGATGGGATCGCTGCTCGTGGCACGCAAGGACGCCAAGGCAGTCGAGAAGGGCGACGCGTGGATGCCCGACCGGGAGCAGATGCCCCGAGGCGTCGACCCGAACACCGGGGCACTCATCCCCTTCAAGATGGGAGACTTCAGGCAGCACCTCCTGGGGAAGCGATGCCTGGGGACGTACTTGTTGAATACCGACAACATGGTCAAGTTCTTCGCATTCGATATCGACCTCAGCCCAAAGCCCGAGTCGATCTGGCTCAAGATCCACGATCCTCAGGCGTTCGACGACCCGGAGCCGGTGCTCGACCTGGAGATCCACCACGGCAATCTCGAAGCAGCGATGCATGTGATGGGGGAACCCGCCTACCGCTGGGCGCGGACGATGGTCTGGAATCAGGTGATCAGCCTGGTCGGCCTCGTCAAGAGCCAACTGGGCCTGCCGGTGCTGCCGGTGATCACGGGCGGCGGCGCTCACGTCATCGTCCCGCTCGGTGACTTGATGCCCGCCGTCGAGGCTCGGTCGCTCGCCCGCTCGGTGATGGACGCCACCGGGTTCGAGCCGTTCCGGGGAGACGCCTTCTGGCGGAACCCGTCGAACCCGAACTCCGGCATCGAGATCGAAGTCTTCCCGAAGCAGGACAGGCTGCCCGACAGCGGGAGCTTCGGCAACCTGATCCGCCTTCCTCTCGGCTGGCATCACGCCGCCAACATCCGCACCTATTTCTTGGACATCGAAGCGCCGGTATCGACCCCGGCCTGGGAACTGCCTCGTGCCAGTTCGAGCGCCGTGCTGCGCGATGCCCTCAACTTCTTCGGCATGGAGTGACCGGTGGCAACCTTCTTCCCAAATGTCTCGGACGCCTACAAGAGCGGACTCGTCACACCAGAGATGGTCGACGAGTGGATCGCCCTGGTCTACGGCGATGACCCCGAGGCTGCGGCCACCAAGCGAGCGGCGACGATCAAGGATGACGGCACGATCGTCCAGTTCCAAGTCGTGTCGATCCACCGGCTCGCCAAGGAGGCAGCGGAGGCGGCGACGATCGAGTTGGTCGAGGCGGTGGCCGAGCCGGTCGCTCGCACGGACATCCCCGAGGAACTGAAGGCCGACATCCCCGAGATGGAGGCGAGCGAGGCGCTCCCCGACATCGCTGGTGCGATCAAGTCACGGGTCGGGATCATCTCGGCGGTACGCAAGTGGGGAAAACCCCAAGACCGCATCCGGGATGCCCGGACCGAGGGCGTCAAGGTCCGGTGCCCGTTCCACGATCACGTCGACTACCGGCCCTCTGCGTGGGTGAACACCGAGAAGAACACTTGGTACTGCGGCAAGTGCTCGGTCGGCGGCGATGTGATCGACTTCTTCGTGGCTCGCCGGTACGGCTTGAAGCCGGTTGACTTCCACAGATCGAGCGACTTCCACACGGTCGTGCGGGAGATGGGCGAAGAACTCGGACTCTCCGTCAGGAAGTCTCCGGTCGGCGGCTGGGAGATGGTCGAAGAGGGGGTAGAGCTTCCATCCCCTCTCGTTGATCACTCCGAGGAGGAAGAGGTAGCACCTCGGAGTGAAGACCCGCTGCCGTCGTCGCCGGAGGCGTTCGAGCCGATCACCGTTTCAGAAGAAGATGTGCTCAAGGGCATCGACATCGACAGCGAGGATCTTGATGTTCGTGAGCCGACCGACCTGATCATCGAGTGGCGTGACTACGCGATCAACCCCGGCTCGTTCCTGGGCGAGTGGATGCAGCACGCCGAGCGCCACTTCCTCTGGGCACCACAAGAGTATTTCTTCTTCCTGGGTCTCCAGGCGATCGGGATGGCCTGCGGACACGACACCCAGACCTACACCGACGCCCCGCTGAACGGGAACTTGATGATCACGCTCGTCGGTCCCTCTGGTGGTGGCAAGTCGACTGCTGTCGGTGAGATCAAGCGCATGTTCGACCGAATCTCGGTGGTCAGGTTCGATCCCGAGACCGGAACTGGCGTCAAGTTCATCCCGAATCCCGGATCAGCGGAGGCTCTCGCCGTCGCTCTGCGTACCGATATCGAAGACCCTGTCGATATTGTCAAGAAGGTCGAGGTGCCGACGACGGCCTGGTTGTACGTCGACGAGTTGGCCGACTACGCCTCCAAGGCGAGCCGTCGCGGCGGTGGGAACATGAAGACGATTCTGCTCACGCTGTTCGACTTCGTGAAGCGTTCATCGGCTCCCGAGCGCGTGATCGACGAGGTGTCGCTCGGGAGTGGTAAGCGCATCGTGCATGACACGCACTTCTCGGCAACCTTCACGACGCAGACTGCGTCGATGCGCGAGATGATGAGTGGCGCAGACCTGATCTCCGGGTTCCTCGGCCGCATCATTCCTGTCTTCGGCAACGGTCGCGTGAAGCGTCGGTATGGTGGAGAAGTCACTGAGCCGGAGTACCTCTTCGATGTTCAGTACGAGCGGATGTGGCGTCTGCGTCGTGACTTGTCGAGGAAGCGGGTGCAGTTCACGCCGGAAGCCTGGGATCTGATCAACACCAGCCCCCTGTGGGAGCGGATGGCTCCTGACGCGGTTCCTGACCTGATGGCTCGTGCTCATCTATTTACCTTCAAGATTGCATTCCTGTTGGCGGTCAACAACGGCGAGCACGAGATCGGCCCCGAGTACGTCGACTCGGCCATGAAGATCGTCTACAACTACATCATGCCTGGCTTCGGTGGCGTCAAGCAGGCCGTGAAGGCGACCGAGTGGAGTGACCTCCAGAACAAGATGATGGCCTGGTGCCAGCGGCACTACGATCGGCATGGCACCTGGCCGATCGCCACCGACTGGGCCAACGCCAAGTGGACGAGGTACGGCGATCTGAAGATGATCCATGAAAGCAGGGATCTTCTGATCAAGTCTGGCGAGATGGTGATTGTCAAGATCGCCACCAGTGGTAAGCCGAAGCAGGCGCTCGTGATTCCCAAGGGCAAGTGGGCCGAGTACGCAGGCTGGGATTCGAAGATCCCTGTCGATGAAGAGACCATGTATCCGAGGAAGAGGAAGTGATCTCCTGGCTGGAAGACGGCATCCCCGTCATCACCCCCGAGTGGCAGACCGAGTGCTGGCTCCTCGACCCCGGCCCGTTCATCGACATTGCCTTCGACATGGGGTTCCGGAACTTCGTCTTCCGGTCGCAGTACCACGAGAAGATCAAGCAGGACTTCTCGAAGTGGATCGACGTGTACGCCCGAGGCCGCGAGTGGAAGTGCATCTGGATGCCCTACCCGGCCAACTTCGCCGTGCTGTTCACCTCCAAGAAGGGGTGGAGCCAACACGAGGCCATCTGGCCGGTGTGGCGCTCGAAGGAGGATTCGTTCGAGACGTTCAACAAGATGTTCTACGAACCGCCTCCCCCTGGCACCGTACTCGGGTCGTTCGGCGTCGATCGTCACGATCACCGGCCGATCGAGGTGACCGATCACCAGGATGACGGCGTGGTGGTGGCTGCCATGCCGACCAGTCCGTACGCGTGGGCCGAGATCGCCCAGGCGCTCCAGATCGCTCAGGCCACCGTCCCCTCGCAGATGATCCACTTCCACGGACAGAAGTCCGTCGGTCGCACCATCGGCATCGCAGCCAAGAGCTTCGATCACCCGGTGCGGATCGGGTGGACCGACGGCTGGCCCCGTATCCTGCTCCCGAACGGGATGCTGTGGGAGACGATCAAGGAGCCGGTCGAGTCGCAGCGGCTCTGGCTGTCCGTCATCGGTGTCGACCACAAGAACCTTTTTGACCTGACCGGCAAGGACTTGTCCCGTCGGGTCTACGAGATCAACCTCATGAGCCTCCGGTGGGCACTGCTCAACTGGAGTCGAGCGTGGGACTTCCGTCGCGTCGCCTGGATGGAAGAAGACGAGGAGGCGACCTCCGATCTCGACTGGTCGCCCAAGACGCTCCCCATCCGCCTCAGGAAGACTAAGACCGAACGAGAGAACCTCGACCGCTGGCTGTGCGATTCGTGTAGCTTGCAGAACAAGTGTCCATACGCACGCGAAGGATCGGTATGCATCGTGCCTGACTCAGAACCCGCAGAGATCGTCGAGATGTTCGGCACTCGCAACAGCTCCCAGATCATCAACGGCCTCGGCGCTCTGCTCCAGGCTCAGGGTCGCCGTATGCAGCGCGCCATGAAGGAGGAGGACGATCTCGCCGCCGCTGTCGCTGCTGGTGACTTCGACGAAGAAGACGACACCGGCAAGAAGCGCAAGGCGAAGCCGAAGGTCGTGCTCTCCAGGGAGCTGACCGTTCTTCAGAACTCCATGTTCAAGAACGCCGTCGCCTTGGCGAAGATGGTGGACCCGACGATGGCGAAGCAGCTCGGGACCAAGGTCAACGTGCAGATGGTCAACGTCGGCTCGGGTTCGGACCTGACGCCGCAGGCGTTGATGGAGGGCGTGTCTGTCGCGCTCGCTGAGCGGGGTATCCGCATGGAGGACGCGACCGAGGAGATGATCCAGGCCGTCTTGGCGGAAATGACCGGCGCTGCTCCGGCAGCAATCGAAGCGACTGGCAGGGAACTGTGAGCAAGAACCGAGTGATCGAGATGGCGGCTTGGGAGCGAGGTGACGTTCCCGACAAGGTCGTGAACGTGATGTACTTCATCTTCTCTCAGCGTTCGCAGGGGAAGGCTCCGACCTGGCGGGAGATCGCTGATGTCGGCGGCTGGTCGGACCGGCCGCGGCCTGACTGGCGTCCCAAGATGCGGTACCTCAAGCGTTGGGGCGTGCTCTGGTGGCCGAACAAGCCCAAGAGCACCAAGATTGCTCCCGAGGTCGTGCCGTACTTGCTCCGCATGGTCGACGACCAGAGGGACTGCCGCCAGATTGCCCGTTGACAATGGGCGGCGAGTGTGTCAACATTCCTCTAGCAGAAATTGCAGAGCGCGACTTAACAGTGATCCGGATGTCGCATCGGGGGCTACACTCCCCGGCTTAGCTTGTTCCTAACGGTTCGGCCTATGGCTCTCTCGGGATGCTGGCGACGGCGACCAACGTGCAACGAAGACCGGGGGGTTGATCACCTCCGGTCTTCGCTGTTTGTCGGCTACAGTGCTCGTCATGTCGATGACGGCAACCCCCACTGAACTCTTCACCATCGCCATGCGCGAGGCGAAGTGGCTCCGGGACAACCCTCGCTTCGAAGAGCGGCCAGCCTCGATGCCCGAGTTCCTCGGCCCGAGCTACCTGAACATCGAGAAGCACGTTCGTCCTGCCGTGCGGGAGGTGCTCATCGACTTGTTCGGTGAGGAGACCAACCCGCACCGCATCGCCCGCTACGAGCGAGGCATCTACACCGGGGCCATCGGTATCGGCAAGACGACGGTTGCCTCGATCGTGCTGCCGTACATGGCGCACTGGGTGCTCTGCCTGAAAGACCCTCAGGGCTTCTTTGACCTGATGCCTGGATCTCGTATCGCCTTCATGCAGATGTCGACCTCCGGCCCGCAGGCCAAGGAAGTCGTCTTCGGTGACATCAAGGCGCGCATCGAGAACTCGCCGTGGTTCACCGCCAAGTACCCTTACGACAAGACGTTCAAGAACCAGATCCGATTCTCCAAGGAAATCTGGATTCTCCCCGGCGACAGTGCCGAGACCACCTTCGAGGGCTACAACATCCTCGGCGGCATCCTCGACGAGATCGACTCGCACAAGGTGACGAAGGTCAAGGACTACGCCGAGCAGGGCTACACGACGATCCACGGTCGTATCACTTCTCGATTCCAGGACCGAGGGTTCATCCTCCTGGTCGGCCAGATGAAGAAGGCGACCGGCTTCGCAGCCAAGATGTACCGGGACATGAAGACGGACAAGCAAGCCTACGTCTGTCGCATGAAGATCTGGGAGTCGCTCGGCTGGGGCAAGTTCCTGAACCCGGACGGCACGCACAACTCCTTCTGGTACGACATCAGCCGGTACGCCGAGACGACCGAGGCATACGCCGAGATGATGGGCTACCCGGAAACGATCATCGAAGTCCCGATGGTCTACCGCCGAGACTTCATGAACTCGCCCATGAAGGCGCTCCGAGACCTCTGCGGGCTGCCCCCTGCCGTGAGTGCGCCGTTCATCCACAACATCGACAAGGTCGACGAGGCTCGCCAGCGATGGAAGATGCGGTACGGTCTGGAAGAGGGGCCGGTCGACGCCAAGGGCAACTTCGCTGACTGGTTCGTCTCACCCAACGGCCTCAAGCGAGTTCTTCATGTCGACGTGGCCTACTCCGGCGACGGCGACGCGCTCGGGATGGCGATGGGCCATGTGGCCGAGATGGTCGAGATCGAGGGTGAGCGCAAGCCGATCATCGTCATCGACTTCGCGCTCAGACTCAAGGCCCCTCCCGGCCGCGAGCTGTTCCTCCCTGACGTTCGCAAGATCATCTACAACCTGCGCGACGAGCGCCGGTTCCGAATCGTCAAGGTCACGACAGACGGGTTCGAGTCGACCGAGATGCGCCAGCAGCTCCAACGCAAGCGCTTCTTCACGGACAAGATCAGCGTGGACCGGGACATGCTCCCGTATCAAGACTGCTACGACACGCTGATGGACGGGCGACTGATGATCCCGCCCTACCTGACTTACGCCAACGTGAACGACACCGACATGGTCGACATCGTCCGCAAGGAGGCGTCCGAGCTATCCGAGGTAGGCAACAAGATCGACCACCCACCGGACGGCTCCAAGGACGTGATGGACGCCATCGCTGCCGTGATCCACGAGCTGTCCGGGTCTCGCATGTATAAGACTGCTTCCGTCGCGATGGATCAGGACACTGGCCTCGGAGCAGAACCCACGTCTAGAGTCTCGTCGTCTCCTGCTTGGTTCCAGCACCCGGCAGTCGACACCAACTTCAAGGGTTCGGCACCGGTGCCGAACCTGTTTGGTGATCCGGTGCCGTTCGCACCGCCTCGCCGCTAAGAGACCAGTCTCAGGAGAACAAGATGCAACAGACCGAATCCGGCCTTTGGGCACCCTCGACTTTCAAGAAGTCGACCCCTCCTCCGCTCGGACCGATCGCCAACGCAACGGCGTTCGACTCCAGCGTCGTCAGGATGCCGGGTGGTGCAACGCTCATGTTCGACCTGGACAAGCTCACCCTGGCCGACTACCGCTCGATGCGGTACCACCCGCAGGTCAACGCATCGCTCTCGCTGATCACCTTCATGCTCCACCAGCTCGACTGGCACATCGAGTGCGAGGACTCCAAGATCGCTGAGGTCGTCGAGGAGAACGTCAGGCTGATCTGGACCCGCCTTGTGCGGGCGCTCAGCCAGAGCTTCTGGGCTGGCTACTCCCCGTCGATCCTGGAGTGGGAGAACGCCAACAACGGCAAGCACATCTTCATCAACAAGATCCTCGATCTCCCCCCGGAGGAGTGTCAGGTCAACTGGCGCGAGGTCGAACCCGCCTACAAGCCGCAGCGCGTCAACGGCATCACGCACCTGCCGCCGAAGGTCAAGATCTACGACGGCATCAACAAGTACGGCCTCGGGTACCCGATCCCGGCCGAGCTGACTCTGTGGTACCCGATCCTGATGGAGAACAACGACTTCTATGGTCGCAAGCTCCTCAAGTCGGCGTTCCAGCCGTGGTACTTCTCGATGCTCATGCACCTGTTCGCCAACCGCTACTTCGAGCGGTTCGGTGAGCCGACCCCCGTCGGCCGTGCTCCGTTCGACGACGAGTTCAAGTACAAGCGCACCGACGGCGAGACCGTTTCGATCAGCGGCAAGCAGGCGATGGAGAACATCCTCGCCACCCTCCGCAGTCGGGGCAACATCGTGCTGCCCTCGGACCGTGATCCAACGGCGACCAGCTCGGGCGGGCGCAGCGAGTACCTCTGGGATGTCGAGTACCTGGAGTCGCAGATGCGTGGCGCTGACTTCGAGCGTTACCTCGCTCGCCTCGACGAAGAGATCAGCCTCAGCATCTTCACGCCCATGCTCCTCATGCGCTCGGGCGACACCGGCAGCCACAACCTCGGCGTGCAGCACACGCAGACCTGGCTGTGGTCGCTCAACGCCTTGGCCGGAGACCTCAAGGAGTACATCGACCGCTACATCTGCGAGCGCATCAAGGCGTACAACTTCAGCGAGAAGGCTCCGAAGTGCCACTGGGTGCCGCGCAAGCTCGGCAAGGACAACCCCGAGACGATCCGCACGATCATCAACATGATGATCTCGCAGGGCTACGCCAAGCCGAACATCGAGGAGATGGGCGTGGCGCTCGGCATGAAGCTCGAAGAGATCGAGCAGGTCGCAGAAGATCCGAACGCCAACCCGAATGCTCCGGCTGCCGACGACCGTGGCGTGCGCCCCGAGCGCAACCGCTCCGGCTCCGGGCCTCGCCGTGTCGGTGAGCCGCTCGCCACTGGCCGCGAGATCGCTGCCCGCATCGGGGGCCAGGTCAAGAACGCCTGGTCGGACCTTCCGAACGCCAACCTCTCGATGGGGTTCCGTCGGCGGTTCCACGAGTCCCTCGTGGCCGAGGGTGTCGATCACGAAGCGGCCGAGACGATGACCCTGGAGGTCTACTCCAAGATGGAGACGTGGCTCAAGACCGCAGCCTCGCTCGGTTCGGACGAGTTCTCCAGCCCGCAGGACTTCGTCTCGTTGTTCGAGCGTCGTCTCACCACGGAGATCGAGAACCTTGCAACTCGATGAGTCGAAGGCGAAGCGCATCGAATGCTTCTGCTCTCGACATCCACTCCTCGCGATGTTCGTCGTCGACGAGTTGGTGGGCCGTCCTGTCATCTGGATCAAGACGATCAAGAACGGGAACATCTCGACCGAGGTCGTCCTCGCTGTCGGCTCCATTCGAGTCCGGTGCAGGGAGTGCTTCAGGTTCCACCGGATCGACTTGTGGCCCGACAGGAAGCCCATGTTCGATCGCGTCCTGGAAGATTCTGACGACTTCCGACAGTGATGGTTGACACGAAGCTGGGTCTTCCGGCTATCGTGACCACCCATGACGAAGAGGAAGTTCTCGACCGGGCTGCTGTCGCCCGCAAGATTCTCGCTGGGTCTCATGGACCCGGCAGGTCTTGCCGCCGAAGGCAACATCGTTCGCGGACTCAAGGTATTCCGTGCAGGAACCTTCAAGGACTCCAAGGGCCGTGAGGCAACCTGGACCCGCGAGATGCTCGCCTTGATGGTCTCCAACTTCGAGACGCTCCGGGCGAACGGCATCCTGCCGAACGTGCCGGTCCGTGAGGATCACACCGAGACGATGAAGGATGTCGTCGGCTGGTTCCATGCGCTGTACCTCGATCCGTCCAACCCCGACATGCTTCTCGCAGATGTCGAGTTCACGGAGCCGGAGAAGCTCGCCAAGTACCAGCGCGGCACCTACCGCAGCCGGTCCATCGAGATCAGCTCCTACGAAGACAACGATGGTCGTGAGTACGCACCGGTCGTGATCGGCCTGGCGTTCGTCGACCTCCCTGCCGTCGAGGGTCTCTTCCGACTCTCGAACAACGACAACCCTCCTCCGGCCAAGGACGACAAGTCTTCCGACGGCGGCGCAGGGGCGTCCCACAACAAGGAGAAGTCCAAGATGGCGAAGTTCAAGCTGAACGGTCAGGAGACCGAAGACGAGGCTCAGGTGCAGGCACACATCGCCGCGCTGGAGACCTTCCGCACCGAGGCCGAGAAGACTCTGGCCTTCAAGTTCAAGATCAACGGCACCGAGACCAGCGACTTCACTGCGGTCCAGGCCCACTGCCTCACGCTGGAGACCTTCCGCACCGAGGCGATCGAGAGCGGCCGTGCGTCGTTCGTCGACCAGCTCGCCACCGACGGCAAGATCGGCAACCCGATGAAGGAGTCGTTCAAGGCGATGGTCGCCACGATGAACGACGCCCAGTTCGACGCCTTCAAGAAGACCTACGAGGCTGCTCCGAAGCTCCCGCTGTTCGGCCAGCATCAGGGCGGCAACGCCAACGGTGACACCGATCCGGTGAAGGCCGAGATCGAGACCCTCGAAGAGATCATCGCCAACCACCGTCGTTCGGGCATGGCCGACGAGGCCGTCCAGAACACCAAGAGCTTCAAGCGTCTCCAGGCCATCAAGGCCGGGGCCTGATCTGACCCAGGAGGCAGAACAACATGAGTTCCTTCAGCACCGCCAACGCTGCTCGCCAGCCGTTCGGCAAGAACCAGTACCTCCGCTCGACGAAGCGCAAGGGCACCATGTCCTACACCTTCTCGAAGCTCGGCATCCCCACCATCACGGTCGACGGTGACGTCACCAAGGTGCTCCAGCCCGGAACCGTGGTCGCCAAGATCACGAGCGGTCCCGAGGCCGGCAAGATCGGCGTCTTCCAGGCCGTCGGCACCGACGAGGTCCAGCGCCTCACCAAGGCGGGCACCGTCTCGGGCGGCACCTTCACCCTCACGGTGCTCGGTGCCACCACGGCTGCCATCGCCTTCGACGCCAACGCCGCGACGATCCAGGCAGCCATCCGGCTCGCCATCGCGACGGCCTACACCAACGGCACCGTCAGCGCAGATGTCGCCGCCATCGGTGACGGCATCACGGTGGCCGGTGGCCCGTTCTCCGGTGCGACGCCGGTCGATGTCACCTTCAACGGTGAGGTCGGCGCAGACGTGGCCCAGATCACGGCCGACACCGCGCTGCTCACGGGCGCTGGTGCAGGCATCACCCCCAGCACCACCACCCCCGGCGTTGCCGGTGCCACGGACGGCCGCGGCGTGACCGCCAACATCGTCGGCGTGGTCGACACCTTCCTGCCGTGGCAGCTCACGGAGCGCGATGTCGAAGTGTCCGTCGTGTACGACGCGGCACTCGTGCAGGAGTGGTGCATCGAGTACAACGCAGCCGGTGAGCCGGTCGCGTTGGGCAACACCACCCGCGACGCGATCATCGCCCGCACCGACCTGTCGCTCATGTTCCCGGACCCGGCCTGAGCGACCCCTTCAACACGTAGGAGAAGAACAACATCATGTACCCGGAACAGGACCGCCTCGTGCGGAAGGAAGTGGCGCTCGGGACCATCCGCGAGATGGAACCGCCGCTGACGCACATCGGCACGGCCATGCTCGCGCCGTTCATGGAAGTCGCGACCGACGACGTGATCTTCGACTACGCGAAGGGCCTGACCGACGGTCTCGCCCCGGCACGAGCCGAGGACGCGGAAGCCGAGCTGGCGCAGAAGGATCTGCTCTTCGGCGGCACCGGCCGTGCGGCCGTGCTCGACTGGTCGCTGAAGGACCACTACAGCGCCAGCGACGTGACCCGCTACCGCGAGTCGCTCATGGTGCAGAGCCGCCTCGGCACCAACATCCCGCTGCCCCTCACGGTCGGCTCGATGGTCGAGGAGTTCCGGGCCAAGATCGCTCGTGACGACGCTCTCCGTCGGCGCAAGCTCGACAACCGCTTGGAGTGGATGATCCTCCAGGCGATGGAGACCGGTGGCATCGCCTACAACGACGGCAAGATCAAGTTCGCCGTCGACTACGGCCGTCCCTCGGGCCAGCAGGATCAGGCCCCGATCGCTCTGTGGTCGTCCACGACCTCGGACCCGATCAAGGACATCCTGAACATGCAGGAGTTCATGTACGACACCTACGGTGTCCGCATGACCCGTGCGATCACCTCCAAGAAGGTGCTCGACAACACGCTGAACTCCGACAAGTTCATCGCCCGTGCCGGTCTCGCCGTCGGCGGCTACTCGATCCCGTCGGGCGGCACGGTCGGCAACCCCGGCACGACCCTCGATCCGAACTACCTCATCGACGGCTGGGGTGCCGACGCAGCCCGCGCCGTCATCGAGCGCCAGACCGGCGTCCGCTTCGAGGTGTACGACTCGGTGTACCGCACCCGGCCGGTCGGCTCGAAGGTCATCACCAACAACCGGTTCTTCTCGCAGAACAAGATCCTGTTCCTCCCGGACCCGTCCGACCTGGCCGAGCTGGACGACATGATCGGCTTCGGCCGCACGCTGACCAGCCCCCACCCCGAGGGCAACTGGCAGCCGGGGTTCTACGAGTGGGAAGAGGAGACCAAGGATCCTTGGGGCCTCAACCGCGGCACCGGCATCAAGGCCTTCCCGGTGTTCCCCCACCTCGACCTGACCTTCACCATGACGGTGTTGGCCTGATCACCACCCGAAGTTGACGATGAAGGGCCAGGGGTGGATCACGACCACCCCTGGCCCTTCTCGCTGAACGAGACAAGGAAACTTCATCATGGCCCACTGGATCACCAACCGCGGCAAGCTCCTTCTCACCCAGGGTTCCTGGGACGACGAGACGGCCACCAACCTCTACATGGGCTTGCTGGCCGGTGCGTCCACCCCCGTCGGCATCGACACCGAGGGCGAAGTTCAGGACTTGAACTTCGTCAACGATCTCCTCGTGATCGCCTCGGTCGACGAGCCGGTCGGCGGCTGGTATACCCGCAAGAACCTCACCCGCACCAACGCCGCAGAAGACGACGTGAACAACCGCGTCAACCTCGACGCCGCTGACGTGACCTGGACGGCGGCAACGGCAGGCGAGACCATCTACGGTGCCTACATCGCCGCCGAGCGCGGCACCGACGCCCAGGACGAGCTGATCTCCGTGATCACCTTCGCCTCCGCACTGCCGACCAACGGTTCCGACATCACCGTCACCATCGCAGACCTGTACCGCCTCGTCTGAACCAGGAAGGGGTCACCATGCCCGACTCACTGCCCATGCTCGCTGAGATCACCGAAGCGATCGAGGCTTTGCCGACGACCGGCGCTGGCTTCCGAGTGGAGAACCCCTCGGAGTTCGCCATCGCCATCGTCGGCATCGTCGCGCCCGCCTACCAGGCCGACATCGACATCATCGAAGGCCAGCGCACGACCGCCCAGTCGCTCGCTGACCAGCGGAACGCCGAGCTGATGCTTCTCCGTGGAGAAGTCGATCAGCTTCGTGAAGTCACGGCAGGCGTGAAGGCTGCGGTGGACAACGGCGATCTCGTGACCGCCGCAGCCCTTCTCGCCACGATCGGCTGACCATGCCCATCTCGATCGACTCACTCCTCGATGGGGCGCGCCCCAAGAAGAGTATTCAGAAGGTGTCGGCAACGGCCGAGGGTGCCGGTACCTTTCACAGCTTGTGGAAGGTTGCCGGTAGCCCCACGGCCGGAGCCAACCCGACCGCCTTCGGTACCGCTGGTCCGTTCATCCCGACGAACGCCACGCTCGGCAGCATGGCTCAGCCCAACCCCGGCGCTGGCAACGAGCTGCGTCTCACCAGTCTCGAAGCATCTGGTGCCACCGCTGGCAAGCTCATCATCTACGACCGCTTGTGGGCGTGTTCTGGCTTCACCACGAACATCACCAGCTTGCAGTCGATCAACACCCCCGACATCGTCTCCAGCGGCCGTCTTCCGGCAGGCCCGGACTACAGCGACGTGGAACTGTGGTTGGAGGTCTACACCGCTCCCGGTGCGACCGGTGCGACGTGGACGATCATCGCCATCGACGGCGGCGGCACGAGCCGCACCATGACTTACACGCACCCGGCGAACGCTGAGTCGGTCGGCCAGATGATGATGGTCGCGCCGCTCGCCGCTGCGGCGGCAGGCTTCCGCAACCCGGTCAGCTTCCAGTGCTCGGTCAGCTCGGGCACCGCAGGCGACATCGGCATCACTCTTCTTCGTCGTATTGCCTCGATCGACATGGCGATCATCAACACCGGCGCGTTCCGCAGCGCCCTCGATCTCGGTCTGCCGACGGTTCGCACCGACGCCTGCTTGGCGATGATGGTGCAGTGTACGACGACGAACACCGGTCTGATTCTTGGCGATGTCGGGATCAGTGAGATCACGCCGTGATGAAGGAAGGCATCCTTCATGACGACCATCCTCACTGACAACTTCACGGGCGCGGATGGCGCTGCGTGGAACTCGACTTATTGGCCCAGCTTCTACGACAGCGTCGGCGGTGGGTTCCACGACATCCAAGGCAATCAAGGTCGGATGCAAACCGGTGTCGGCTCTTATGCCGTCATGCAGGCCGAACTCCAGAACGTCCTGGGTGTCGACTTCGAAGCAACCTTCGACGTAGAAGTCCAGGCGACGACGGAGTCCTACTTCCAGGTGGAGTTCCGGTCGGCGCTCACGGGCGACGGCAACATCTACGAGATGGTGCTTCGTCGAGACACCGGCTACCTGGCGATCGAGAAGAAGGTTGCCTTCACGCCG